ATGCTGACGGGGCAAGATCATCTGAATGCTACCCGCACGCCCTCACCAAAAGTTAAACGGGAGCGGCTCGACTATGCAGCCTTTTGCAAGATTTATGAGGCTGCCGGCCAACAACAGAACTGGGTTCAACTCAGCCTGGCGCTGGCGCTGATTACCGGTCAGCGCCGTGATGATGTGCGGCAATTAAAAAGAAGCGACGTGCATGATGGTAAGCTTTGGATAGTCCAAAGTAAAACCAAGATGCAGATAGCGATATCGCTATCACTGCGGTTGGAAATAATGAATACCTCCGTCGGTGAGGTTATAGAACAATGCCTGAATAACAATAAGAGCGAATATCTCATTTGCTCGTCCAGTAGAAAATCAGGCCGAGAGCCCGGTGCATTAAATGCGGACTCGCTCACTAAAGCATTTGTTAAAGCATTGAAGGCGACCGATCTGGTTTATGAAATCTCCCCGCCCAGCTTTCACGAGATCCGCAGCTTGGCATCACGGTTGTATGAAGCGGAATATGGTAAGGAATTTGCACAAAAATTACTCGGTCACAAGTCGATGAAAATGACTAATGTATACCTGGATTCACGTAAAAATGAGTGGGTAGAAATTTAGGCCGAGTATAGGATTTCGTGGAAATTTCGTTTACTTTCGTTTGCTGCAAAATAATTACTTTAAAATCAACGAATTAAAAAAAGACCGAATACTATCCCACAACATTTTTATCTATATAAAACAGTAAGTTAAAAACATTGCGGGAAATTATGGCGGCAAAATGGCGATACCTTACATAAAAATCAAAACACCACTACAAAAAACCTTCAATCTAGCATTGTGACTCTGGACACATCTTTTTTCTCACGACAACTTAAGTATCAGGAACTTCTCCAGTCTCAATAAGATTTATAAACTGCTCTTCATCCAAAATCATCACCCCCTTCATACGGGCAGCGGTAACTTTGGTGGGACCTGCGTTGTAGCCACAACATAGAGCATATAGGTTCTGGGTTACTGAACTCCTCACATCCATCTTATTGTCTACTGCTTTAGCTATTAACCGATCTTTATCTGCTTTTTTAAAACCAGTAAAACAAACCTCAAAAGCATCTTTCTTTGGTTTTGATTTACTAAAGATATAGTCATCAAAGTTCCCTTCTCTTAATGCCTCTAGCTTAACTAGCGCATCATCCAGTGATTCACAGTCTTCAAGAATGCGATCTTTTCGAAAGGTCTTTAGGGAGTTACTTTTTAAACAAACACCTTGAATATGCTCTTCTGATTCACTGACTTCCAATAACGAATAAGCACTAACCACTTTTTTTGCATTAACATAGACAAAATTTCGGGTAATCATAAATATCCTTATAAATAATTCGTCATTTTGGCTATTACTAAGCCTTGCGCTTTAACTTCATCCACTAAGCAATCAAACTCTTCATTACTATTCACAATCCGAAGTTTATTTCCCGGTCGACGTGAGACTGTATAAATATCTAAAACTCCGTCTATATCTAAAAGCCAATTCCCGTTAGATATTTCGGCCGCGTTGATTTCTACCAGCCACGAATTCTTCCCGGAATAAACTAAACATAACTTATTCCAGTCTATGCCTTCTGGAATAAAACCTTTATCCAGCACGAATTTCTCGTAACCTTCAAGTCTCCCAGAAACCAACCGCTTTTTATCAATTATTACTGTGTCATTAATCAATAAATTATTTGTACTAACTGAATTATCAACGGACGCACTTCCTTTTCCTGTAGCCAACCACTCAAGGGAAACCCGCGTATCCAATGCACAAGTTACAACAACATCTCCAGGGAAAAAATCGCGACGAATCCAAGTACTGATCGTCCCCGTAGGGATACCAAGCAAATCCCCCAACTCTTTCTGAGTGCTAAAACCATAAGCATCAAGCATCCGGCGTAGCACTGCTTTGCCGCCAGACTCAAGAACTTGGTCATAAAGCGCTTTCCCTCTGAGGGAAATATCATATTCATCACTTTTAAAATTCGATTTTTCGAATTCACCACTCAATAACCAGCGTAACTCCGCACCAGTATCAAGTGAGCACTTTATGACTGAACTACTAGAAACTGTGTTGCGCTTGATCCAACCACTAATAGTGTTGGCTGGTATGCCAAGGCATCCCGCTAGTTCTTTCTGTGAATTAACACGGTATGAAGACATCAGTCTTTCAACGATTTGCGTAGCGTCACTTTTATTAAAGTCCATAAAGCACCAATTAAACCTAAAAATAGATTTACAATATCTAGTTTTGGATCTAGAGTGACTGCACTACCACATGCAACACCATAGAACACCATGACCTATAGGAGATATTGCGTTATGTCTCAAGATATTGCAACGTTAAGCCAGCCATTAGAGGCTGCAATTACCCCTGATTTACTGTTGGCATTAGTCCAATCTCTTACCCCAGCATTGAGTGAAATCGTTTCTAACTCAATCGAAACTGCTTTGGCGGCCAATGTCTCGCCAACCATGTCCAAGAAAGAATTTGCAAAAATCAATGGAATCAGTGATTCACTGTTAGAAAAGTGGATCGCCAAAGGTGTTGTCCTACTTGCTCCCACGCCAACCACCACCGTTAAACGTAACTACATCTGCAAGAAAACCGGCAGAGAAGTAAATGATGTGATGGAAAAACACGGCAACGCTCTTATCAATCTTGACGCATGGCGTGAAAGAAATCGTCAACACGCGCTTAAATGCCGCTATATAAAACCATAATTCGATTATTCGAATTTAAGAGGGCATTTTCAATGTTTGCTAAAGGAACCGACAAACACACTCATTGGGATTCCGCTTTACGGCGTTTCGCCGATGCGATGGATATTAAGCAAGTGGCCGAGTCTATCGCCATGAATCCTCAAACACTGCGCAATAAGCTAAACCCAGCCCAACCACATGAGCTAACTACCATTGAAATGATCCGAATTACTCATGCCACTGGCGACTGCACCCTACTGGATGGTGCATTGGCACAATTAGGCCGCCTGCCCTCAATGAGAGTAGACGGCCAATCAAGCCAACAGAACTTGCCAGAACGTGTTTTACAAATTACAGCGGCAACCGGTGAACTAGCAGGTGAAACAGTCCGGCTAATGGCGGGGAATCGTCTGACCAAAAACCGCAAAGACGCCATCGTAGCGCGTGCTAATAGAGCAGTTCGCGATCTGATGATGTTTGCCTATGCCGTTGAGGAACGCTTTCATTCGGTTCCGGTGCTTTCAACAGCAGTAGATTTAATTCATTCCGGCAGTTTCCCCAGCCTCACATAAGGTGAATGAGATGAAAAAACCAATATCCGTAGCCCCGCTACTTTGGCGTAAGCAGGAAGAGCGCTCAATCAGTTTTGAAATTAAGCACGGCAAAGGCCAACAAGGTATCGTGATTCGCCCTGATGGACGTCGCTGGACACCGCCGAAAGGCGCTCTTACCTCAGCTCGGAGCAAAGCCCTATGAGCCAATGTTACGCATTTACTGCTGAAAATGTTCGTAGTATCCCACCACATTTACGCGCACTGATCGGCGCATACTTTGCTGATTCCCGCTGGCAAGACACCTGCAAATTTTACAATAACTTACCCTCTCGCTATCGGGCGACAATTTGCTTTCATGCGGAATTGAAAAAACGTCATTCTCTTTTGCGAATGGAAGAAATGAACGAACCGGAAAGAGAACGTTTGGTCGGCTCCATCAATGAACTGCGCCAATGCCTCGCCAAATATCGTAAGCATCAAATCAGTAATATTGCTTTTATTCAGCGTCAGCCATTAAGTGTACGTAAAACCTTATTTCTTCACGCGGGGTTAACTTCTGTTGAGTTTAAATTATCTATCTGGCACATCGAGAACGCAAACTGTTATTGGCGCGAGGCATTATTAGAAGCTTTGCGGGAATTGCTTAATATATTCGATGATGCACCCACCATTATCACCTCGGTAAAACCAGAAACTTACGTTAATTAATTACTTAACTGAGTTTACTCTCTCGTTACCGCCCTTTATCAGTAACGATGACTGAACTCTGAATATTAATAATTAACCATCATCGCAATATATGGCGTTCAACTCGCCGGGCTGCGTATTACCTAAAAATAGGAGTTATCTATGCAGAATACAGCACAAAATATTTGGATGGGTGTAGACCCTGCCAAGCATGGCAGTGAGCACACTGTAACCATGATGTCATTCGAATCAATGGAAATAATGCTTAATGACGCGCGTATGGATGAGAGAAAAAATCAGGCAATTATCGTTTCAAACTATTTGGAAAACATGGCAACCAAAATTCTGAATAAAGAGCTTAACGGTGTTGAAGCGTCGGAACTGCTTTTTCAGGTAGCCGAAAAAATTATGAATCAATCACAACACTAACCATTAACTCAACCACACATCAAAAGGCACCTACCTAGATGAATATCAAAATCGGCGATCAATACGTTATTACTTCTGACAGTATGCACTTTATTCTGAACGAGGTAAAAGTCGGTAAAACCGGTAAAAGCGAAGGTCAGGAACGTTTAGAGCCTGTCGCTTATTACCTGACCATTGAACAACTCGTCACTGGCTTAATCAAGCGTCAGATTTTTGCCACTCCTATTAATAGCTTCACCTCTCTGGCTAATGAAATTGGCCGTATCGGTAAATTGTGCCAAGAGGCTTTTCAGGCTAAGACTGTTCTAATTTCGACTCCATTTCCTGATAAAGCTATTTTACTTAGTGAAATTTCAGATTTTTTTGCTGGCTTAGGTAGTCCCGGAGAACCGGAAACGCCAGAAGAAATGCAGGCGGCATTATTTGGGCGTATTGAGTTCATTATGGGTGCCGGTGAGTGACTCTTTCCGATCGTGGTCGCACTATTCCATTCGAGCCGTTGCCTTATCCGGGCAGCGGCGCTGCTGTTCCTGCTTATGCCTATCCCGGCAGCAAACCGCGCCAAACCCTTGCACCAGCAAGACCGCTTACCCGTGAACAACTGATTCAGGGGCAAGCTGTTTTAGCCAATATCCATAATCTGCCTCACTTCCTGCGTAGCCAGTTTATTTCTCGCTATCAATACCTGTTAGCCAATAAAGGGCTAAACGACGCTAATAAATGGCTGGTATTTGTCTTTGACCAGCGTATCTGGCCGCGTATTCAGGTGGTCAATAGTAAAAATGTTATGCGCCTTAGTGCGTCAATGAGCTTTTCAACTGATGCCCCAACCTATGCCAGCTTGGCGGGTATGCATGATAAAGAGCTGCGCCGCTTTGCCCGCAAAATCGGTGATGCGCTAATGGTGGCGTACAACCATCATTGTGATGAATGCATTAAGGCTAATCAGGGTGACAGGGCTGTTTTATTGCAGGCGGATACACAGGTACGGATATACGGCGATCTTGCCAGAATGGCGCGCGCTTTTAATATCATCCCGATGCACTGGCGCAAATACCTGAAAGGCCGGTTAGATATCACGTCTGCTATCGCCAGTCTGTCACGGCTGGTTAACCCTGAGTGGTGGGAGCGCAAACTCAAAGCACAGCGTACCCGCTGGCGGGAAGCGTTATTGATTGCAGTCGGTAATGTCAGCCGTGATAAGTCAGCATCTTCTTATGCCAGTAAGCAGGCCATCCGTGAAGTGTTCGCCCGCCGCCAGTCTAATTTGGAATACCTCAAAAGCTGCCAGTTAGAAAATATTGAAACTGGTGAGCGCATCGACCTGATTGATAAGGTGATGGCGAGTATTTCCAATCCAGAAATTCGCCGTATGGAGCTAATGAGCACCATCGCCGGTATCGAAAAATATGCCGCTTCACAGAAGCACGACGGCATGTTCCTGACCGTCACCACCCCGTCAAAATATCACCCGACCCGCGTTATCGGTAAAGGGGATAACGAGAAAGTCCAGCTTAACCATAAGTGGGACGATGAAGCCTATTCCCCCAAAGACGGTCAGCGCTACCTCTGCAATATTTGGAGCAAAATGCGCACTGCCTTTAAAGACAATAAATTAAGTGTCTACGGAATGCGGGTGGTTGAGCCGCACCACGACGGCACCCCGCACTGGCACATGATGCTGTTTTGTGAGAGCCGCCAGCGCCAACAGATTATCGACATAATGCGCCGTTATGCGTTGAAAGAAGACAGTGAGGAGCGCGGAGCCGCTAAATATCGCTTTGAGTGCAAGCACCTGAACAAAGGCGGAGCCGCTGGTTACATCGCTAAATACATTGCCAAGAATATCGACGGCTATGCGCTTGAGGGTGAACGCGACCATGAAACCGGTGAGCTGTTAACCGATTCCGCTGCGGCGGTTACAGCATGGGCGGCAACGTGGCGCATCCCTCAGTTTCGCCCAATGGGTATTCCCTCCATGGGAGCCTATCGCGAGTGTCGCCGTATCCGTTTTATCAGTCTGGCCGAGTCGTTTGACGAAACGGTGGAAGCTGTGCGCCATGCTGCTGATGAGGGTGATTTTGCTGCCTACATCGCTGCGCAGGGTGGCACCAATTGCGGCAATCAGACTGTGCGTGTAGCCAAGCGTATCGCCGATGAGCTGAACGCTTACGATGAGGAAGTGCAGAAAGTCGTCGGTATTTATGCGCCGCATTTAGGCGCTGACCATATTCATGAAACCCGCACAATCCAATGGCGCATCGTTGCTGGTGCGGTTGACGTTGAGCTTTTGACGTTGAAAAGCGCCTCTGGCGCGCCTCGGAGTCCTGTCAATAACTGTGGGTTAGGTGGAAACACCCGAGCGCCAAATGACCCCAACGGGCAGGCTAAAACGCCTGTGATGGCGATGGAATACCCACCGGATGCAGTTATCGACTTCACCGACACTGCCGCCGTGAGGGCGATTGTGGCGCGAATGAAAGAAAACCAGCCACGCATTAGCAAGATGCAACGCAGTTATAACCCGACTCAAGCCCGAATTATCGCCCCTTCAGCCCGTTTAACCCGCGAAGAACGGCAACGCATCGCCCAAATTCGCCGGGATTTACTGCTACAGGACATTATCGCCGAACCTTGGGAACTCAACGCCCTGACCCGTGGGGCAAAAATCACCTTTGACGGCGTTGCTATTCACTATCCGGTGCTATCCGACTGGCCGGAGTTCGACGATCACCCTATCAGTGAGGCCACTCATGACTAAAACCCCTGCTACCGCCCGTAAACAGGCACAACGCCAGCGCGACAAAGCCGCCGGTATCAATGAAATCCGCGTCAGATTAGAACAGGAAGAGTTCGCCATGTTGACCGAAGGCATGGCCGCCCGGCGTCTGTTTCGTCCCGCTTATGATTTACCGGAATATATCGCGCTGCTTATTCGCCAAGATAACCAGCGATTAGAACAACAACTGGCCGAACTAAGCCAAGAACGCTGCGAAAGATGCGGCGATAAAGCGCCGGGCGATCCGACGGGGTGCTGTTTACGCGGCGAGGCCGCCTGCTGGCAAACCAAAGGGATAAACCGCCTGTTAATTAATGTCATTTGAATCGGCGTGACGCGTCACAGATGAATATATTTAATACATATAGCGCGTCACAATCCTCTAATTTTGTTCAAACCAACGTATACCGTATTGACCTGTATACCTTTTTCATTAATACTGTACATAATTACAGTATAATAAGGAGCCTGCATTGAAACCCGAAGAAAGAATTGAATTAACCTTAGCCAGAATTAAGTTTATTGCTGAGGTTTCGCAAGTCGCACAATGCAATAACAAGGAGTTTTTGCTGGCCATGTCGTTTATTTCAGACCTGACTGACCAGATAGTGGTTGATCCAAACGACGAAGCTATTTTCTACAATGCTGACAGCCCAAGATCTCATTAAACCTACTGGAAATTGGCGACACCGTTAGCCTCTGAGTTTATTTCAACGCACTGCATGCATAGAGTGCATGATTCCGCATGATCTGCCCTGCATTGCAAACCCGCGAAAAGCCCTTGCCATATGGGCTTTTCGCGTTTCTGCGTCATGCATGAAAAGCGATAGGTAAAGTGAAAGCGCGCAGGCGGGGTTAACTTGCGCGCGCTGAGGTTTGGTGAGGGGATTTCTAACGTGCTGGCAGCTTGATGCTCCAGAAATGCCCGTGTGGGATGTGGTTCGTCCGTGCTGGCGCGTTGGCGCGGCAAATCAGTGCGAGCGTGTTGATTATCGGACAGGCTGTGAGGGCTGGCGGAGAAGGTCTGATGGCGAGGTTAACCCGCCTTGCGGCGGATTGGTTTGATACTGCGGGCTATTCTTCTGCGGCTAACTGGTACGGCTTAAAGCGGATCACGTCTTCCCCTATCCACTCGTTCACGTCTTTCATTCGTTCCTGTAAAGGCGTCAACTCGTTACGCACAAAAACCTGTGCCGCTTTGGCGGCATCGCCGAACCCGCCGGTGTTACTCGGGATAATACCCATCATCTGCGGTGGCACCCGGTGAGCACTGAGCAAATCATCGCGGGAGGCATTCTTGATATTGAAAAAATCGTCTTTGGTCGCTACGTCACTCAAGGGAATCACCTTAATGCCGTCGGGTTTGCCGTTGGGGGCAAACATAAACAGGTTACGGCAGTTGCCTAACCCTTTGGTGTCACTCATGGCCTTACGCATTTTTTCAATGTCACTGCTGGTCTGTGCCGCGTCGGTCACATACAAAATGTAACCGGCATGGCCGCCGTTCTTGTAATAGCGGCGACGGAACAGCGTGGCCGACTCATTTAACCATGCGGAATTCAGCGCGCTGAGGTATTCCGGCAAGCCATAAAGTTCCTGATTAATATCCGGTTCGATCAGATGGAAGACGCTACCGACGGCGAACTGGTGCGCCTGCTTCCAGTTTTGCACAAACCAATAAACACCGTTCTCTGTTCCCCGACGAGTATATTTAGCCGGGGAGACATCCAGCCGCATCGGATCACCAAGCTGATTTTTGCGCAGTTCCAAAAAAGCATTACCAAACAGTAAATAATCCAGCGCATAGCGGCTAAATGCCTGCTGACTCAATAATGGGTGAGCGATAAAGGTGCTGGCTAAAATATTGCGCTTCACGTAAATCGGTGAACTGTGATGCACGGCCGCATGTAAGCTGCGTGCCAGCCCGTCAAAGCTGATCGGCGGTTCGTACCATTTGCCATTGTCGGTACATTCGATGTAATCCAGAATCTGGCGCTTATCCATCACGCCTTCCGGGTCGTCAAAAGCAAAGGTGATCCCCTCCTGCGCCGGTTCTGCCGGTTTCGTGGCAGCCGGTTTGTTAAATGCTTTATTACCTTTACGTTTACTCATTAGTTAATGTCCAGAATGTTAGGGCTAACGCAGCCATTGGCAGCAGTGAGGGGTTCGTTTAACAGGGCGTGCATGATTGCCCATGCCACATCGGCATGGCTGGCTTCTTCACTACGACTGGCAACGTAGGTCGAACGGCCGCCGCTGGCGGTCATGGTTTTGCGGATCGCCATAAAGGATTGGGTGATATCCGAATGACCAGCGTCGTATTCCAGCCGTCCGCTGTTGATGGTGTCTTTCGCTTTCAGCACCATGGCGGTTTTGACTTCTGGGGTATATTTAATTTCCCGCGCAGCCGGGTAGAACTCTCGCACCAATTGGTAAACCCCTTGGCCGAGGCCGGTAGCGTCAATGCCGATATATTCCACGCTGTAGCATTCCGTCAGCGCCTTGATACTTTCTGCCTGGGCGGCAAAATCCATGCCTTTCCACTGGTGCCGCTCTAATACGCGGAACTTGCCGCCGATCACCATCGGTGGCGCAATCACCGCGCATCCGGCACTGTCCCCCGTGTGGGACGGGTCGTAACCAATCCACACCGGCCGATAACCAAACGGACGCATCGCGTCGGGGTTAAAGTCTTCCCATTCATCCAAACTATCGACCATGCAAATCTGCAACTCACCGAACGGAAAGACCGAGGCTTTGTCGTCAACAAATTCGCACATCAGCAAGTTTTGATATTCGGCGGGGCTGTATTCCAGTAACAACTGGTCGAGATCAAACAGGCTACAACCACCGGTTAACGCATCTTCTACCGTAACAATCTGCCGCCATTGACCGTCCCCGCATAACGCTCCACGGGCTAAATGGCTGTGACTGAGATCCAGTTGAATATGGTCAGATTTACTGCCTCGGCCTTTGTTGAACAGTTCGCCAGACCAAAACGGATAAGCGCTGTGTGCCAGACTCGACGGCGTGGAGAAATAGGTGGTACGCCATTTTTTGTGTAATGACATGCCGCTGGCGACTTTGCGTAATTCCTGAAACTTGGGTATCCAGAAATATTCATCTAAATACAGGTTGCCGGTGTAACTCTGTGCCGTGCGGACGTTAGTACCGAGGAAGAACAGGCGCGCGCCGTTGGCTAACATCATCGGGTCGCCTTTCAGATCGACATCCACCTCTCGGGCAAAATCGATAATGTAGTTTTTGAATACGTGCGCCTGCGCCTTACTGGCTGACAGGAAAATCTGATTGCGTCCGGTGGTAATGGCGTCCAGCAATGCTTCCCGGGCAAAAAAGAAAGTCGCACCAATCTGGCGGGATTTCAGGATATTGCGGATACGGTGTTGCAGCCCGGCATTGAACCAGCCGCGCTGATATTCAAAGATAGTGTCGTGGAAGATAGACTCCAGCTTTTCAACAGCAGAATCGCTGAACAGGTTTTTATCCGGTGGCTTTCTGTCACTTTTATTGCGGTTGGCGACGTTGGGATTCAGGTCGGCTTCACTGCCGGTCAAGCTATAGCGGTTTACCCGCGCCAGTCGTTCAATCTGACGGCCTAACAGGTCGATTTCTTTAAAGTCTCGCCCTTCCTTCACCTCTTTCATTATCAACTGAATCAACCGCGCTTCCATGCTGGTTTCCACGCGCGAAATAGGCGCGATAGCGTCCCATCCGTCACGTTTCTTCCAGCTCTGCACGGTCGGCGATTTTTGGTTTAGCTGGTCGGCGATTTGGCGTACAGAAAAACCCTGCCAGTAAAGCAAAGCCGCCTGTCGTCGTGGGTCACTGATGAGGGTGTTCGGTGTCATATTCATGCCATTAGGCTACGCGACCCCACAGGCCTCCGGCTTGTGGTGCCTGTTGTGCCAGCCTTGTCACGTCTGGCTTTCGTTGTTGTCCCGCCGCTGAGTCTGGAAACTAAGCCCCGAACACCCACCTACTTTTTATTCACCACTGGACAGGCTAAATATGGCTAAGAAAGTCTCTAAATATTTTCGTATCGGCGTTGAGGGCGACACCTGCGACGGTCGCGTAATTGATGCCAACGACATTAACCAAATGGCTGATGCCTTTGACCCACGCGTTTACGGTTGCCGTATCAATCTGGAACATCTGAAAAGCCTGTCACCCGACAGCACATTTCGCCGCTATGGCGACGTGATCGGCCTGAAAGCGGAAACCATTGACGATGATTCCGCGCTGAACGGTAAGCGCGCCTTATTCGCCCAAATCAGCCCAACGGATGAGCTGGTATTGATGAATAAAGACCGTCAGAAGATTTATACCTCCATGGAAATCCGCCCGAACTTTGCCAACAGCGGTAAAGCCTATCTGGTTGGGCTGGCGGTCACCGATGACCCGGCCAGCCTCGGCACTGAAATGCTGGAATTCAGCGCTAAAGCCAAGCACAACCCACTGGCTGCACGTAAATCTCACCCCGACAACCTGTTTTCTGCCGCCGTGGAAGTGCAGCTGGAATTTGAAGACGTGGCCGAGCCGGGCGTCACCTTGCTCAACCGCGTGAAGGGTATTTTCAACCGCAAGCAAATGAGCGATGACGCCCGCTTTAGTGATGTGCATGAGTCAGTGAATGCCGTGGCAGAGCATGTGCAGGCACAAAGCGAAAACGTGGAAGCCCGTTTTACCTCGATTGAACAGGCGTTTGCCGACCAGATGAGCGATGTGCAAAGCAGCCTCAAGAAAAACCAGCAGAGCATGACCGCCCTGACGAACAAACTGGCGAGCACCGAAAGCTTTAGCCAAGGCAGCCGCCCTCCGGCGACTGGCGGGAACGGACACGGGGAAATTCTGACCGACTGCTAACCCTATTGACCGGTTGCCAAGGTGGCGACCAATCCCCTTATTTAACAGAATCAGGAAAGATTATGCTGACCAAAACACGCTTTAAATTTAACGCCTATTTATCCCGCCAAGCCGAACTCAATGGCATTAACGCGGGGGACATGAATAAAAAATTCAACGTCGAACCCTCGGTCACTCAAACCATTATGAGCCGCGTGCAAGAGTCCTCCGATTTTCTGAGTCGGATTAATATTGTGCCCGTCGCCGAGCTGACCGCTGAAAAAATCGGCTTGGGTGTCACGGGGTCGATTGCCAGCACCACCGACACCGCTGGCGGGGACGAGCGCGAAACCGCAGATTTCCTCTCGCTGGACAGTGAAAAGTATTTCTGCGATCAGGTGAACTACGATTTCCATATGCGCTACGGCACCCTTGACCTGTGGGCGCGTTATCAGGATTTCCAAACGCGTTTGCGCGACGCCATTATCAAGCGTCAGGCGTTAGACCGTATCATGATCGCCTTCAACGGCGAATTCCGTGCCAAGACCTCGAACCGCGCCAAATACCCGATGTTGCAGGATATTGCTCCTGGTTGGTTGCAAAAATACCGCAACAACGCCCCAGCGCGTGTAATGAGTAAAATCACGGACGAAGATGGCACGCTGTTGTCGGAAAAAATTCGCGTCGGTAAAGGCGGCGATTACCTCAATCTGGATGCGCTGGTGATGGATGCAACCAGCAACATGATTGCCGAATGGTATCAGGAAGACCCGGAACTGGTGGTCATCACTGGCCGCCAACTGTTGCAGGATAAATATTTCCCGATCATCAACAAAGAACAGGACAACAGCGAAACCCTTGCTGCGGACGTGATTGTTAGCCAGAAACGTATCGGCAACTTACCGGCGGTTCGGGTGCCGTTCTTCCCCCCTAATGCCTTCATGATCACCCGTCTGGATAACCTGTCAATTTACTGGCTGGAAGACTCCCATCGTCGCCATATCGATGAGGTGGCCAAGCGGGATCGCGTCGAAAACTACGAATCCATCAAAGAAGATTATGTGGTGGAAGATTACGCCTGCGGCTGTCTGGTGGAGAACATCGAGATCCTGGAGCCAAAAGACGAAAAACCCGCAGAAAAAACCGCCCTGATAGCCGATGACACCAATTATGACGCCTTGGCAACGGCGATCGTTAATGCGGTGAAAGTCGCTTCTGCGCCAGTGGCTGACTCCGCCGGTGCCGACGTCGAAGGAAAAACCGCCGTCGAAAAAGGGAGCAAATAAGCCATGTTAAGCCCCGCCCGTCGTCACTTTTTGCGACAGTCTGCGGCCGAACAGCAGCGGGATAACCCGCTGCGTCACGCCACCGGCTACGAGCGTCTGCTGCAACAGCTCCGCGCGGATGAGAAAAAGCTCCGGATGTTTCGCAGTATGGAGCGAAAAGCCGAACTCAAGCGAGAAATGTTACCCGCCTACACCCCATGGGTGGCTGGCGTCTTGAGCAGCGGAACGGGCGCACAGGATGCGGTACTGATGACCGTAATGGTCTGGCGACTGGATACCGGAGACATTGCCGGGGCGCTGGAGATCGCCCCCTATGCCTTGCGGCATAAGCTGGTATCGCCCGACAGCTTTACCCGTCCTACGCCTTATCTGCTGGTTGAAGTGGTGGCCGAAACCGCCTTACGCGCCTATGACCGCGAGCAACCGGTCGATATCGCCCCGTTGTTGCAGACCATGGAACTCACCGAGCAGGAAGATATGCCCGATCAAGTGCGCGCCAAACTGCACAAAATCACCGGATATGTGCTGGCAAAAAGCGGCAAAGCCGAACTGGCACTGAATCATCTGAAACGCGCGTTACAGCTTCACCGTGGCTGCGGCGTGATCAAAGACATTGAGCGACTGGAGCGGCAATTACGCCTTGCAGCCAGTCGCTAACCAAACGCGCCCCGCGCCGGGCGGCACGACAGCCGCGACAGGTTTTCCTCGTCAACGCCGTCGTCCACCGCCCACCTATTTTGAGGTTGTTATGACAACAGTGGTAATCCCCGCCCCCCGCCCGACCCAAGAGGCCGAGCCGGTGATTGAAAATACTTTTTTCTGGCCGGACATCGACCCCAAGCAACTGCGCGAACTGCTGCGCTACGAAGGCACTGTGACCCCGGTTCGCCTACGCTTTGCCATTCGAAGCGCCATTGCCGAAGTGAATGCCGAGCTGTTCGAGTATCGCCGTGACCAGATAGCCGCCGGTTACCCCACCTTGGCCGAGGTGCCGGGCGATCAGATTGATGGCGAAAGTGTGCGAACAACCGAATACCTGAACGCCGTCAGTGCCATTACCGCCGCCACGCTGGCGGAACGCTATCGCGGCTACGACGCCAGCGCCCGAGGGGATAAACGCGCGGATGCCATTGACAGCACGGTAGATAATTTCTGGCGTGACGCCCGTAACAGTATCAGCAATGTGATGGGCAAACCCCACTGCATTATCGGGTTGATCTGATGCGCATTTATGCCCTGCAAGGCGACACCCTCGACGGCATTTGCTGGCGTTATTACGGCCGCACCGAGGGCGTGGTTGAACAGGTGTATTGCGCCAATCCGGGGCTGGCTGACGTGGGCGTCATTTTACCCCACGGCTACCCGGTGGAATTACCGGACAGGGCACCGGCCGCCCAACGTGAAACCGTTCAATTATGGGATTAAAAATGGAAAAGCTCACTTCCGATATTGCTTACTTCTTCGCACTGATGCTGGCCTTTATTGGCGCAATGAGTCCGCAAGACATTGCTTTTTATGTGGCCGCGCTGGCCGCAACGGCGACCAGCTTTGTTAACTGGTACTACCGGCGGAAAAACTATTTATTACTCAAAAAATTAGGCCTTCGCGAGGTGGTGATTAATGAATTCAATCGTTAAGCGCTGTCTGGTTGGTGTGATTCTGGCGCTGGCCGCCACCTTACCCCATTATTCCGGCCTGCATACCTCCGAGGCGGGGTTAAAACTGATTGCCGATTACGAGGGTTGCCAGCTCAACGCCTACCAATGCAGCGCCAACGTCTGGACAAACGGCATTGGTCACACCGCTGGCGTCAAGCCGGGCACCGTCATCAATGAACGGCAGGTGGCGGTGAATCTGGTGGCCGATGTGTTGCGGGTCGAACAAGCCATCGCGGTGTGTATGCCTGCTGCGATGCCGCAACCGGTCTATGACGCGGTGGTGTCCTTCGCTTTTAACGTCGGCACGGGCGCGGCCTGCCGCTCGACGCTGGCCTTTTTTATCAATAAGCACGACTGGCGCAGCGCCTGTCACCAATTACCGCGCTGGGTATACGTCAACGGCGTAAAAACCAAAGGGTTAGAACGTCGCCGCAACACTGAACAAACACACTGCCTGAACGGAGTCTGATATGCGCACAATAATCATTATTTACATTTTAATGATGGGGTTGCTGGCGTGGCATGCCCATGGCCTGAAAAAAGATTTAGACAGCGCCCAACGGGTGATTGGCACCTTGTCAGCCGGAATTGAGAGCCGGGACAACGCGATCATTCATTTGCAGGATGAAGCCAGGCAACAGGCAGAAAATGAGCAGTCATTACGCCAGTCACTGAGCCACGCCAGCACCTTGTCCTTATCCCGTGAACAAAAAATTCAAAGGTTACTCAATGAGAATAAAGCCCTGCGTGATTGGTTCGCTACTGCTTTGCCTGCTGATATTATCCGGCTGCACCAGCGCCCCGCGTTCGCCAGCCCCAACGATTATTTACGTTGGCTGTCCGACGGTCAGCAGTTGCCCACTCCCGGCCAGCATTCCAGCGATTAACGGGGATTTAAGCGGCGATATTCGCCAACTGGAAAACGCACTGGTGGCCTGCGGGTTGCAAGTGGAAGCGATTAAACACTGTCAGGAACAACACCATGCTAAAACCCAAATTACTCCGCGCCGCACTGACTGACAGCCTGCCGCTGCTACAGAACAACCCGGACAGCCTGAAAATGTTTATCGATGGTGGCAGCATCAACTCCACGCTGGCGCAGTCCTTATCCTTTGAGCAGCGTTATACCCTGACATTGTTCGTGGAGGATTTTACCGGCGATGTGGATTTAATTTTTGTGCCGATATTGGCGTGGCTGCGGGAACATCAACCGGACATTATGGCCTCGGAAGAGCGCCGCCGCACTGGCTTTACCTACAAGGTTGAAGTGATCAGCGATCAGTTGTGCGATATTCGCATTGACCTGCAATTAACCGAACGAGTGATCGTCAAACAGCAGGAAGGCGCATTGCACGTTAACCACCTACCCGAACCGCCCCCACCAGGCAACGCCAGCCGCCCGACGTCGCTGTATCTGCACGGTGAGTTAGTGAGTGAATGGTTATGAATGCGTTAAAACCCTTTGACGATAGACTGGCCGGGCTACTAGCGAACCTGTCGCCCCAGTCCCGCAAACAACTGGCGGCCGATATTGCTAAAAAGCTGCGCGCCAGTCAGCAACAGCGAATTAAGCGCCAGCAAGCCCCGGACGGGTCGCCCTACGCCGCCCGAAAAGCCCAACCCACGCGACATAAAAAAGGGCGTATTAAGCGCGAGATGTTCGCCAAGCTGCGCACCGCGCGCTATATGAAAGCTAAAGGCAATACTAACGAGGCGGTAGTTGAATTTACCGGGCGCGTACAACGGATGGCACGGGTACATCACTTTGGGCTAAGAGATCGGCCGTCTATCCATAGTCAGGACGTGAAATACGAGGAGCGGCCATTATTTGGTTTTACATTGCAGGACAGAGAACTGGTTGAAAATGCAGTGATTATTCACCTAACTAAATAGTATTGAATTAGCCCTGACATTTTTAAAATCTTGTCTATAATCAGGGCTTCAATCAGCTAAGTGCCAGAAGTGGACCTTCCACAAGCTATATAGGAGCTGAACAATCCTCATTGCTCCACGCTTTGGGCTTGTAAATTACCATTCCTAAAAGTTACATCATAAGTTCTATAATGTGTAGCAGCGGTGATTAACATAGTTGTTTTAAGTTAAGTTAAGTTAAGTTAAGTTAAGTTCCTACAGGATATGAGAGTTTTTTTGATGTTACAACAACTGGCCTGTGAGTTTTTTATCGAGTTTTCACGATATGAATATTGCCTCAAGGCATGTGGGATTTTAATCAATGGAGGCCATTTAAAAGCTGACTGGAATGGATATTCCGATCAGGTGCGTGACGTTATCGAAAACCCGTCTACCCCTAAACTTAACGAAGCGATTCATTACTTCGAAGAGCATCCCCCTAAAAAACAGATTTACGGTGAAAAGGGGATCATGTGGTTGGAAAAACCACCGAGTTTCCGGCACCGGGCTGAACTGATTTTACTGCTGGTCTGTCGAGTAAGAAACAATCTCTTTCACGGCGGAAAATTCAATGGTAATTGGTTTGAACCGGAACGCAGTGAGCAGCTAATCCGGCACGCCCTCACCATCCTACGGGCCTGTGCGGAGAGACACGCCGGAGTGAAAGAAGCCTATGAGAACAAACACTTCTGAGCCGGGTCACTGCTACAACCCAGCCCATAACGGCAACTCTGACAGGATGATTAAAGGTTACCAGTACATTAAAAGAAATCGCTAAAGCAGTCGGTTTTATGTCTATGGGGAGCAGGTCAAGACGAAGGTAGCCCGGCTCCCCGTGATTTTTATATACCCACCACGGAGGCATTAGGCCCTATTGCCTTTTTTTCAGGTCATCAAGAATGCTCTGCTTTTCGGCAACCAACATTTTGTACACATCATCATCACCTGTAAGATTAAATTTGAAATGCGATCGTCCCACAGATATGCCGGATACGCCTTCAATCCACATATCCTTGGCTATTTTTTCATCTGAGTCATCTAGGGCATTTTCAGAAATCTTATCAAGGGATGAGAGGATATCCCCATGCAACTGTAACAATTTTTTATATGTGATTGATGGCGAATTTTCCTTCCTCTGAGAGATCAAGCTTAGATCATTAATCTGCGCGTTAACGCGATCAATAATACCAAAAACTCCTAAGCGAGCCTCAACTGACTTGCGCTCAGATTTATGTTTTGCGCCTGTTTGAAATAACAGCTCGGAGTTAATATACGAACCTAGATCATGTGCATCTTTCACCATGGTTCTAACACCCGCACTAAAGTGTGGGTATCCGATAATTAGCCCCCCCAGTAGTGGGATGATTTTACCGTAAGCGGTGATTTTCGCGATGATTGAGCCTTCAGAGAACTCAACTGTTATCTCTACCTCACTTCCAATAAAAAAAGGTATTCGGCTCTTCGCAAAGGCAGTTATTTGCTTCTCAATCTCATTGATTCTTAGTTTCTTATCTTGAGGGGTCGCTTTTTCTAACCACTCAGGATTAACATGAACATACGATTGAGAAATGATATTCCCTGATACATAGTTTGCCATTCCTACTCCATTAACAAGTTACCTTAGCCACCTAGTAATACCCCCCTAATTTCAGGAGATATCGATATCATTCGTAACGATGATCTAAGGGATTGAATTGAACATAGCATCTCACTGTGGGGTTAAAAAAGCCGCCAGAACGCGGCTCTATTTTCATCTGAAGCTTTTAACTGTACTGGCCCCAGTTTCTGGCAATTACCCAGTTTGGACGCCAGGAAACAAAAGAAGCAGGGTCAAAAACTTCCCCAACATCGTTCATCCATTCGATACGTTCGGCTCTCAATGGCAGAGTGTGCCTGGCTTTGTCACTATCAAAATCCCAAACCCAGTAGCGAGGGATCCCATCATGTATTCGTTTCCCAGCAGCATAATCCATTGGAGCACATACTCGTTCGATATAACGGCCATCTTCCTCGGAGTAGAATCGGATTCTCAGTTTCTTTTTCGCGTGTATTGCATCAATAAAAACCTCATGCTGAATGTGCATAGTCATTTCCTTGTACTTTGTTCAAGAGGTACAACCATCGAAAAAATACAGCACACAAATCTGTTTTACCATAACATTCCTGTTATGAATCGGCAGAAGCCAGCTCCGCAAGCCTCCTGAGCGTAGAGCGGGGATCTGCCGAGCAATATTCCATGACGCCTAACCAGACGATTTTTCGTTTGTCGAAGCCCTGATGGTAAAACTGATAACGAAGTCCCGGAGCGCAGACGAGAAGTACGGTGTTGCGAGCACCTAAAGCGCCTCTCAATAGTCGTTCAAAACGTATTTCAGACAGCAGTGGTATGCGGCTCATAAGGACTGAAAAGAAACAGTATGTCAGTGGTCTACTGGATTCCGAACTCTGGGAAATCACCCGTGACGAATGGAATACTCGTCAGGTTGGTTGATTAAGTTATGGAATGTCTGTTCTTCGCTCTTAACAGACCGTTAGATTAGTTCGCACCTCGAGCTGAATACAGTCAACTCTGGTTAAGGCTAATATCACCAAATAGCCTTCTCGTTGTGCCACCACTGAACAAACCCGCATAAATTGCCGCCTGACCCGTTGGGCGGCATCCTTTCTGTATGAACACACAAACCCAACTTACTGAAATTCTGCGCCTGCTGCGCAACCTTGTCCGTATTGGCACGGTGGCCGAGGTCGATCTCGACCAAGCCCTGTGCCGTGTGGCAACTGGGGACAATACCACCGGCTGGTTAAACTGGCTGACACTGCGCGCCGGTCAATCCCGTTCGTGGTGGGCGCCCTCAGTTGGCGAGCAGGTATTAATTTTCTCGCTCGGCGGTGAGCTGGATACCGCCTTTGTGCTGCCGGGCATTTTCTCTGATGAGTTCCCGCCGCCGTCAGCCTCGGCGGATGGGGTTTACCTATCGTTCCCCGATGGCGCAAGCCTTCACTATGAACCAGAAACCGGCGAACTGCGGGTCGCTGGCATTAAAACCGCCGTGGTCAATGCCAGCGAAAGCGTCACCGTGACTGCGCCTAATATTACCTGCATCGCCTCAGTCAAAATCACGCTGGATACACCCGAAGTGGAATGCACCCATAACCTGACGACAAAAACACTGGTTGTCCGCAACGGCGGTGAAATGAAGGGCACGTTCACTCATAGCGGCAAGTTTTCCTCTAACGGCGTGGTGATTGATAACCATCGCCATGGCAGCGTGAAAAACGGCGACGGCCAGACCTCGGGGACAGCATGACAAACGCGAAATTTCTCGGCATGAATCAGATTAGTGGTCGGGCGGTTTCCGACCTCGAGCACATTCGCCAAAGCGTGGCCGACATTCTGATCACACCAGTCGGTTCCCGGCCAATGCGCCGCGCTTACGGTTCGTTGCTGTCGGAGCTAATCGACCAGCCGCAAAACCCGGCATTACGCCTGCAAGTGATGGCCGCCAGTTACAGCGCAATTTTACGCTGGGAACCGCGCGTCAGCCTGACGGGGATCACCTTTGAAACCACCTACGACGGCAAGATGGTGATCGACATTACCGGCACCCGCAGCGATACCGCCGCCACCTTTTCCCTGTCTGTTCCTGTGAGCTAATCCCATGGCAACCATTGACCTGAGCCAGTTACCCGCCCCCGATGTGGTTGAGTTGCTGGATTACGAAAGTATTTTGTCCGAGCGCAAGGCGACGCTGTTGTCGCTGTGTGATGAAAGTCAGCGCGCAGCGGTGGCGCGTACCTTACAGCTCGAATCTGAGCCGCTGACAAAGTTGCTGGAAGAAAGCGCTTACCGCGAGGTGATGTGGCGTCAGCGAGTGAATGAAGCTGCGCGAGCCAACATGCTGGCTTATTCCACTGGTGCTGACCTCGATCAGCTCGGCGCAAATTACACGGTTTCCCGTTTGGTTATTGTCCCTGCCGATGGTAGTGCATTACCGCCGGTAGCCGCCGTGATGGAATCTGATAGTGATTTCCGCGTTCGAATTCAACAAGCCTTCGAGGGATTAAGTGTGGCCGGTTCTGCCGGGGCTTATCAATTTCATGGTCGCAGTGCTGACGGTCGGGTCGCTGATGTGTCGGTGATTAGCCCGTCACCGGCCTGTGTGACGGTGTCGGTGTTGTCCCGCGAGAATGACGGAACCGCCAATGAAGAACTGATCCAGATTGTGGCCGCTGCGCTCAATGCTGAGGCGGTGCGTCCGGTAGCCGATCGGGTAACGGTGCAATCTGCCGAGATTATCCCTTACCGAATCGATGCCTCATTATTTCTCTACCCCAGCCCCGAAGCGGAACCGATTAGGCAAGCCGCCGAGGCCAAGCTCAAAGCCTACATTAGCGCCCAACACCGGCTCGGGCGGGATATTCGCCTGTCCGCTATCTATGCCGCGTTACATGTGGAAGGGGTACAGCGTGTCGAGCTAGCGCAGCCGCTGGCCGATATCGTGCTAAGTGAATCACAAGCCTCCAGTTGCACCGCTTATACGCTGACAGTGGGTGGCTCCGATGAGTGATAACCGTCTATTGCCGGTCGGTTCTTCTCCCCTAGAAATCGCTGCCGCCAAAGCCTGCGCCGCGATTGAACGCACGCCAATACCCTTGCGCCAGCTCTGGGATCCACAAACCTGCCCGTTGAATCTGTTGCCTTATTTGGCGTGGGCGTTTTCTGTCGACCGTTGGGATGAGAGCTGGCCGGAAGCGGCAAAGCGTCACGTCGTGGCGAATGCGCATTTTGTTCACCGCCACAAAGGCACCATCGGCGCTATCCGTCGCGTGGTCGAGCCGCTGGGCTACCTGATTAAAGTGTTGGAGTGGTGGAAAACCGGTGACGCTCCCGGCACTTTTCGCCTTGATGTCGGCGTGCTGGAAACCGGTATTACCGAAGACATGTACCGCGAACTGGAGCGCCTGATAGCCGATGCCAAACCGGCCAGCCGTCACCTGATTGGCCTGTCGATAAATCTGGACAGCAGCGGCCAGTTTTACGTTGGCGCGGGTTGTTACAGCGGCGACGAGCTGAGCGTTTACCCCTATTTACCCGAAGTTATCACCGTCACCGGCCACGAATACACCGGCGGCACCATTCATATGATTGATGAGATGAGCGTAAACCATGACCGCTAGATTCTATGCACTTCTGACCCACGTCGGGGCGGCCAAACTGGCGAACGCCACTGCGCTCGGCACCCGATTAGATATTACCCAAATGGCCGTGGGCGACGGAGGCGGCACCTTACCCGCCCCCAATCCGGCACAAACCCAGCTTATCGGCGAGCAACGCCGGGCAGCACTCAACCGGCTGAGTATTGACCCGATCAATACCAGNCGGGATATTCGCCTGTCCGCTATCTATGCCGCGTTACATGTGGAAGGGGTACAGCGTGTCGAGCTAGCGCAGCCGCTGGCCGATATCGTGCTAAGTGAATCACAAGCCTCCAGTTGCACCGCTTATACGCTGACAGTGGGTGGCTCCGATGAGTGATAACCGTCTATTGCCGGTCGGTTCTTCTCCCCTAGAAATCGCTGCCGCCAAAGCCTGCGCCGCGATTGAACGCACGCCAATACCCTTGCGCCAGCTCTGGGATCCACAAACCTGCCCGTTGAATCTGTTGCCTTATTTGGCGTGGGCGTTTTCTGTCGACCGTTGGGATGAGAGCTGGCCGGAAGCGGCAAAGCGTCACGTCGTGGCGAATGCGCATTTTGTTCACCGCCACAAAGGCACCATCGGCGCTATCCGTCGCGTGGTCGAGCCGCTCGGCTATCTCATTCGCGTAACTGAGTGGTGGAGAACCGGCGACGCTCCCGGCACTTTTCGCCTCGATGTCGGCGTGCTGGAAACCGGTATTACCGAAGAAATGTACCGCGAGCTTGAGCGCCTGATTGACGACGCCAAACCGGCCAGCCGTCACCTGATTGGCCTGTCGATAAATCTGGACAGCAGCGGCCAGTTTTACGTTGGCGCGGGTTGTTACAGCGGCGACGAGCTGAGCGTTTACCCCTATTTACCCGAAGTTATCACCGTCACCGGCCACGAATACACCGGCGGCACCATTCATATGATTGATGAGATGAGCGTAAACCATGACCGCTAGATTCTATGCACTTCTGACCCACGTCGGGGCGGCCAAACTGGCGAACGCCACTGCGCTCGGCACCCGATTAGATATTACCCAAATGGCCGTGGGCGACGGAGGCGGCACCTTACCCGCCCCCAATCCGGCACAAACCCAGCTTATCGGCGAGCAACGCCGGGCAGCACTCAACCGGCTGAGTATTGACCCGATCAATACCAGCCAGATTATCGCCGAGCAGGTTATCCCGGAAAACGAAGGCGGTTGGTGGATACGTGAAATCGGCTTGTACGACAGCGCCGGGGATTTAGTCGCCATTGCCAACTGCGCCGAAACCTACAAACCGCAACTACAGGAAGGCAGTGGCCGCACTCAAACCATTCGGATGATTTTGATTGTCAGCAGCACCGAAGCCGTCACATTGAAAATCGATCCGTCGGTGGTGCTGGCTACACGTAAATATGTCGATGATAAGGTGATTGAAGTTAAGCAGTACGCGGATAACGTGCTGGCTGACCACGTTAAAACGGCTAACCCTCACCGCCAGTATTTGCAGAGCGCTAACTTTCTTTCCGAGATCAGCGCATTGGGCGCTGATGCGCTGGCCAAGACGCTCACAAACCTAAAATTAGACGACACCATTAGCAAAGCCGGAAAAGCATTCTCTCAAACCAAAGTCTCGGATGTGGTCGGGGAAAATGGGGTGCCATGGAATGCACCCAGTGGCCTGTATAGTGCTCGTTACGAAAGCTCAAGTTCCGCTGTTATCTATACCGCCATGATTGTTCATTTTAATATGGGTTCGGGTAGTTGCCCGGCCTTCCAACTGAAAATTAATTATCGAAATGGCGGCGTTTATTATCGTTCCGCTCGTGATGGTTTTGGTTTTGAACGTGATTGGGAGCTTGTCGGCAGTGACGCGGCTCCTGTAGGCATTCCCATGCCATGGCCGACAGCCTTCCCGCCAAGTGGTTGGCTAAAATGCAACGGTTCGCCCTTTGATAAATCCCAATACCCGCAACTGGCATTGGCCTATCCTGCTGGATATTTACCTGATTTACGCGGCGAGTTTATCCGTGGCTGGGATGATGGGCGTGGTGCAGATAATAACCGCGCCTTACTTTCCGCACAGCTTGGAACTGCCTTCCCGTCAATGTATGTCTATGCGACCTCGGCAACCAGAGGCACACTCGTTACGCAACCTATCAGCGCTTTTGGGGACAAATTCCCCATTGAAGGAAAGCCTGTGGATACGGAAGGAGTGGAGAATACACCTAGTAGCGGGGCATATTTCTCGACGGGTGAGCTTTCCCCAACCGGCTCATCGTCACTGATTAAATATCGTGTCCGCCCCCGCAATATCGCCTTTAACTACATCGTGAGAGCCGCATAATGACCAGCGAAATTAAAACCCCAGCGGTGCTGGATAACCATCATTTGGCGGTGACCGCAGGCTGGGTGACCGTCTTTAATATCATTCTTCCCAGCCGGGAATATCTTTCTTCTGCCGAGGAATATTTAGCCGAAGGCGTAGGCATTCCGGCCAATGCTTATTTAGATAAGCCGCTTAAAGCCAAAAAAGGGTTTGCTGTGTGCCGCAGCGCTGACAATAGCCAGTGGGAATATCTTCCAGACCATCGCGGTGAAATTCGCTATAGCACCGTGACCGGTATGGCGATGACAGTGAATGACATTGGCGATTATCCGATGGATACGACTGACCTTGCACCCATAACGGTTTTTGATAAGTGGAATGGCACACAATGGTTGGCCGATACTGACCAGCAAGCGGCGGTTGCTCGCCGGTACCGAGATGATTTTATCCGTGCCACCGATCCCATGATGGTGAGCGATTATTCCATTGACGACGCACCACTGACAGAACCGCAGCGCCGCGAGCTAATCGCCACCCGTTTAGCGTTCAAGCAGTGGCCGACACTGGCAGGCTGGCCGTTGATAGAACTGCCGGTAATTGGCGAGTCGGATAAATCCCGCTGGCTACTGACCGAGGCGGTGAATAATGGCTACGTGGTGCCGGAGTGGCCGCCAGTTTCTGCCTGACATTTCTTTTTAGCCCCCGATTCAGGGGGCTTTTGTTGTACCACCGCCCACACATCCCCCACCTAATGCCCCGCGCTGACTAAACCGTCACCATAGATTCACCCCTCCATTCACAGAGAATGACTGTATGAGTGATTATCACCACGGCGTCCGTGTCCTCGAAATTAACGAAGGCACACGGGTTATTTCCACCGTATCCACCGCCGTTGTCGGCATGGTCTGCACCGCCGAAGATGCCGACGCCAAAACCTTTCCGCTTAACGTTCCAGTACTGATTACTGACGTGATTTCTGCCGCAGGAAAAGCCGGTAAAAAAGGAACATTATCCGCTGCGCTGGCCGCGATTGGCGATCAGTGCAAACCGGTCACCGTTGTTGTTCGCGTGGCCGAAGGGGACGGCGAGAACGAGGATGAGATTCAGGCGGCGACCATTTCCAATATCATCGGCGGTGCAGATGAAAACGGCCAATATACCGGCCTGAAAGCCTTACTTACTGCAAAAGCGGTGACGGGCGTTAAGCCTCGGATTCTCGGCGTGCCGGGGCTGGATAGCAAAGAGGTCGCGGTCGCACTGGCGTCGGTTTGCCAGCAGTTGCGTGCCTTTGGTTATATCAGCGCATGGGGCTGTAAAACGCTGTCGGATGCTATCAAGTACCGTGAGAATTTCAGCCAGCGCGAGCTGATGTTGATTTGGCCGGATTTTTTGGCATGGGACACCACGGCGAACGCCAGCACTAAAGCATGGGCGACTGCCCGAGCACTCGGACTGCGCGCCAAAATCGACCAAGAGCAAGGCTGGCATAAGACCTTATCTAACGTCGGTGTGAATGGCGTAACCGGTATCAGTGCTAGTGTGTTTTGGGATTTACAGGCACCGGGTACAGATGCCGACTTGCTCAATGAGGCCGGTGTAACCACGTTAATTCGTTCCGATGGCTTCCGTTTTTGGGGTAACCGCACCTGTTCAGATGATCCACTTTTTCTGTTTGAAAACTATGTTCGTACCGCACAGGTGCTGGCTGACACTATGGCCGAAGCGCATCAGTGGGCAGTCGATAAACCCATGACCGCCACGCTGATTCGCGACATTGTCGATGGTATCAAAGCCAAGTTTCGCGAGCTGAAATCGAACGGCTATATCATCGATGCCGATTGCTGGTACGACGATAGCGCCAACGATAAAGAAACCCTCAAGGCAGGCAAGTTGTATATCGATTACGACTACACGCCAGTGCCACCGCTGGAAAACCTCACTTTGCGTCAGCGCATCACCGATAAATATTTGGTGAGCTTAGGCTCGACGGCCAACAGCTAAGGAACCGAAACATCATGGCATTACCGCGCAAACTGAAATACCTCAACCTGTTTAACGACGGCTTGAGCTACATGGGCGTAGTCAGTTCGGTGACGTTGCCTAAGCTGACTCGCAAGCTGGAAAATTATCGCGGCGGTGGGATGAACGGCTCCGCGCCGGTGGATTTAGGTCTGGATGATGATGCGCTCTCAATGGAGTGGACGGTCGGCGGCCTGCCGGATGAAGCTATTTGGGCGCAGTACGCGACGCCGGGCGCGTCAGATGTTCCGTTGCGCTTTGCTGGTTCCTACCAGCGCGACGACACCGGCGAGACGGTGGCGGTAGAAATTGTAATGCGTGGCCGTCACAAAGAAATTGACGGCGGTGATAACAAGCAAGGCGAGAACACCGAAACAAAAATCTCGACTCAATGCACCTACTACAAGATGACCCTTGATGGCAAAGAGCTGATTGAGATTGACGTCGTCAACATGATTGAGAAGGTCAACGGCGTCGATCGTCTGGAGCAGCACCGCAAAAACATCGGTCTGTAATGCTATCTCCGGTCAGATAAATCGCTGGCCGGTCAATCCTTATTTTTAAGAGAAAAATCATGGCTAGAACTAAAAGCAGAGCAACAGAAAAAGTGAATATCGAAAACGAAAATGTAGTTACGTTGGAAAACCCCATCAAGCGCGGCGATACCCTGATTGAAACTATCACTCTGATTAAACCTAACACCGGCACCTTGCGTGGCGTGAGTTTGCAGGATGTAGCGACCTCAGAGGTTAACGCGTTGATTAAGGTGTTGCCGCGCATGACATATCCGTCATTAACCGAGAGCGAAGTGGTTAATTTGGAGTTGCCCGACATGATTGTGTTGGCGAGTAAGGTGATTGGTTTTTTGTCGCCGAATTCGGAACGCTAACTTTTCCACCGCGTTTGTCGGTCGATGATTTGATGGCGGATATTGCGGTGATTTTCCACTGGTCGCCATCAGAGCTTTATCCCCTGAGCCTGACCGAGCTTACTCTCTGGCGCGATAAAGCGCTGCAACGAAGCGGAAACACTGATGAGCAATAATCTGAAATTGCAGGTGCTTCTCAACGCCGTTGACCGAGCCAGCCGTCCGTTTAAAGCGATCCAGACAGCGAGTAAATCCCTGTCTGGTGATATTCGCACTACACAAAAAGCCCTCAAAGAACTTAACGCCCAATCCGGTCGCATTGAGGGTTTCCGTAAAACGAGCGCACAGCTAGCGGTGACAAACCAAGCGTTGAATAAAGCCAAGCAGGAAGCCGCCGAGCTGGCTATCCAGTTTAGAAATACCGAAAAACCGACCCGCGCACAGGCACGCGTACTTGAGTCGGCGCAACGTGCCGCCGAGGGGTTACAACTTAAATACAATAGTCTGACACAGTCGGTTAAACGTCAGCAGCATGAGTTACAGCAATCTGGGATAAATACCCGCCGCCTAGCTAATGATGAGCAGCGCCTCAAAAACTCTCTAAGCGAAACCACTGCACAATTGAATCGCCAGCGCGAGGCACTCGCTCGCAACAGCCAGCAACAGGCCAAGCTCAATCGTATTAATCAGCGTTATCAGGGTGGGAAAGCATTAGCCGGAAATCTTGCTGGGGCAGGGGCTGCTGGTGTCGGTATGGCGACCGCTGGCGTGGTAGCCGGTGCGGCTATCTTGAAGCCCGGTTTTGATTTTTCACAGAAAAACTCTGAATTACAGGCGGTACTTGGTCTGGAGAAATCCAGCGCCGATATGCAAGCACTGCGTACGCAGGCGCGCCAGCTCGGTGACACCACCGCTGCTTCTGCTGATGATGCCGCCGCCGCTCAAATCATTATCGCCAAATCTGGCGCAGACAAAGAAGGCATTCTGGCCGCAACGCCGGTCACGCTGAATATGTCGCTCGCTAACAAAAAGAGCATGGAAGAAAACGCCACCTTGTTGATGGGGGTTAAGTCTGCGTTTGGTATGAGTAACGACAAAACCGCGCACATTGGTGATGTTATCTCGGCGGCGATGAACAAAACCGCTGCCAACTTTGAAGGTTTAAGCGACACGCTGACCTATGCCGCACCGGTGGCAAAAAATGCCGGTATCAGCGTTGAAGAAACCGCCGCGATGGCGGGAGCGTTAGCGGATGCGAAAATCACCGGCTCAATGGCGGGAACGGGAAGCCGTGCGGTTATCACCCGACTACAGGCACCGGTTGGTAAAGCCCATGATGCGCTCGGCGAGTTAGGGGTTAAAACCGCTGACCGCAAAGGCAACATGCGCCCGTTGTTTACCATTCTCAAAGAAATGCAAAAGAGCTTTGATAAAAATAAACTCGGCACCGCCCAGCGTGCGGAGTACATGAAAACTATTTTCGGCGAGGAAGCCTCATCCTCTGCCGCCGTGCTGATGGAAGGCGCGGCATCCGGTAAGCTCGACCGCTTGACCAAAATTTTTCAGGAGTCCGATGGCAAGACCGAGGAACTGGTCAAAATCATGCAAGACAACCTCGGCGGTGATTTCAAACAGTTTCAATCTGCCTATCAGGCGGTTGGGACTGACCTGTTTGATCAGCAGGAAGGTTCGCTGCGCAAACTGACTCAAACTACCACTAAATATGTGCTTCAGCTCGACCAGTGGATACAGAAAAATAAAGGATTATCCGAGACCATTCTTAAGGTTGTCGGCGTGGGTATGGCGGTGATTGGTATGCTCGGCGCGATTGGTCTGGTGGCGTGGCCGGTGGTGATGGGGATTAATGCCATTATTGCCGGGGCGAGTTTGCTTGGTACGGTTTTCACCGCGGTAGCTGGCGGCATTATGACGGCGCTCGGAGCGGTGACATGGCCAATAGTGGCTATCGCGGTGGCTATTGTCGCCGGGGCGTTACTTATCCGTAAATATTGGGAACCGATCAGCGCCTTTTTTGCTGGCGTAGTGGAAGGACTCAAAGCCGCCTTTGCGCCGGTGGCCGAGTTATTTGCTCCCTTAAAGCCGGTTTTTGATTGGCTGGGGGAAAAGCTACAGGCGGTATGGAAATGGTTTAGTGACCTGATTGCACCGGTCAAATCGACCCAAGAATCCCTCGATAGTTGCCGTAATGCCGGTGTGCTGTTTGGTCAGGCATTGGCTGATGTATTGACCGCGCCGCTCCAGTTATTCAATAAACTACGCGAGGGTGTGGATTGGCTACTGGAAAAACTTGGCCTGATTAAAAGCGAATCGGCTGATATTGATATCAACGCCAGCAAGGTAAATCAGTACGCCACCGGTTCGAATGGTCGCGGTTATTCCCCTAGCGGTGGACTGTTAACAGCCAACTATGCACCGGTCACGGCAAATGCTGGCGGTTACACCGACCAAAGCCAGAACCATTACCAGCTTGATATTAATGTGCCGCCTGGTCAGAACCGTGACGACGCAAAAAACATGATCCGCGAAGTGTTGGAGGAGAAAGAACGCCAACGCCGCGCTACTGCTCGCTCGCGTATGAACACTGATTAAGGAGCCACAAACATGATGTTAACCCTCGGGCTGTTTGTGTTTCAGCTCCAGACCTTGCCCTATCAATCGCTACAGCAAAGCCTTGATTATCGCTGGCCGTCCAACAGCCGCGTAGGTCAGCGACCGGCCTATCAGTTTTTGGGGGTCGGTGAGGACAAAATCACGCTTTCCGGCGTGTTGTTACCGGAAATTACCGGTGGCGTGTTGTCATTGCTGACGCTGAAAACGATGGCCGAACAGGGCAAAGCGTGGCCGTTGCTCGGTGGGGATGGTGCGATTTATGGCATGTATGCTGTCGCCAGTATCTCGCAAACTCACAGCGTATTTTTTGATGATGGTCGAGCGCGGCGTATTGAGTTCAGTATGACGCTCAACCGGGTGGATGAATCACTGAATGCGATGTTTGGCGATTTGCAACAGCAAGCCAGCGATATGCTGCAACAAGCACAGAGTAAGCTCGGAGGTTTATTCTGATGATGATCGGAATGCCTATCGCCGCCGGTGCGGATATTGCCCCGGCGTTTATGCTCACACTCGGCGGCAAAGATATTAGCGCCAATCTTAGCAACCGCTTAATTTCGCTGACCATGACCGATAATCGAGGCTTTGAGGCTGACCAATTGGATATTGAACTGGATGATAGCGACGGTCAGGTGGTGATGCCTGCACGCGGTGCCATATTGTCGCTGTTTCTTGGCTGGAAAGGTTCGGCGCTGATTGGTAAAGGCCAATTTACCGTTGATGAAATTGAGCATCGTGGTGCGCCGGATACGTTAACAGTTCGCGCCCGGAGCGCTGATTTTCGCGGTTCGCTCAATTCGCGCCGCGAAGCTTCTTATCACGACACCACCCTCGGCGCAGTGGTGACGCAAATTGCCGAACGTAACAAGCTCACAGCTGCGCTGGCGAAAGGTCTTGCCGAGATTAAAATCCCTCATATCGACCAATCGCAAGAGTCCGATATTAAGTTTCTCACCCGGCTGGCCGAGCGAAATGGTGCCGAGGTTTCGGTCAAGGCCGGTAAGCTGCTATTTCTCAAAGCGGGGAACAGCGTGACGGCCAGTGGGAAGCCAATCCCAACAATGACCATCGAACGCGCCGACGGCGACCGGCATCAGTTTGCCATTGCCGACCGCAATGCTTACACCGGCGTGACCGCAAGCTGGTTGCATACCAAAGACCCTAAGCCCAAAAAGCAAAAAGTTAAACTCCAGCGCAAAGCCAAGTCGCAACACTTACGCGCTTTGCAGCATCCGAAAGCCAAACCGATCAAAGCCAAAACAACCAAGCCGCAGGAGGAAAAACAGGGTGAATATCTGGCCGGGGAAGCCGATAACGTGCTGGCCTTAACCACGATTTACGCCACCAAGGCTCAGGCGATGCGCGCCGCACAGGCCAAGTGGGACAAATTGCAACGCGGCGTAGCGGAGTTTTCGATAAACCTAGCGATGGGGCGGGCAGATTTATACCCGGAAACCCCGGTCACAGTACGAGGGTTTAAGAGCGTCATAGATCAGCAGGCGTGGACTATCACTAAAGTGACACACACCCTCGGCGAAAGCGGCTACACGACGGCGCTAGAGCTTGAGGTTAAGCTCTCTGATGTAGAGTATGAAGAAGAAAAGTAAGATGGTTATATAATCATAATTCATTGTTTTAAAAGGATAAATAAACTAAAATCGTCACATCAAACATAGCCAGTTGAGGTGATTAAAATGTTTCATTGTCCACTATGTCGAGAAGCCGCCCATGCTCGTTCCAGTCGCTACCTGAGCGAGAACACAAAGGAACGTTATCATCAGTGCCAAAATATAAACTGCGGCCATACATTCAAGACAATGGAGACATTCGAAAGCTCGATCATGCTGCCCGGCGAAGTTATTCCCGCCATGCCCCACCCGGCGCGAAACGGTCAACAAGCGCTCTGGATGTAACAAAAACGATAAAGCCCCAAAATATGGGGCTTTTTTTCGATGTGGCCAATGTGTGGACATTGAATGAAACAAATCCTTTTATTTCATGTTGATAGTGATAAAAAAGCATCACCATCCCTGTCTTTTCGCCCTCCATGATGGAGGGCTTTTTTTTTATCTGTATCCGTTATACTAACAACCCTTTGTTTCTATATCGGAACGGATTATGGACCCGCAATACGCACGGTTGGTTAAAGCCGCGGCTTTGTCTGCTACCGTTTTAGCGTCAACTTTACTGCTGATTAAAATTTTTGCTTGGTGGCATACTGGCTCTGTCAGCGTATTAGCTGCATTGGTCGATTCTTTGGTCGATCTGGCCGCTTCTCTGACAAATCTCTTTGTCGTGCGTTATTCCCTGCAACCAGCAGATGAAGAACATACTTTTGGCCACGGTAAAGCCGAGTCTTTGGCCGCATTGGCACAAAGTATGTTTATTTCCGGCTCTGCATTATTCCTATTTTTAACCGGCTTCCAGCATCTGGCCTCGCCTGAACCATTACAAGATCCTAGTATAGGTATCAGTGTCACGTTAGTGGCATTATTCAGTACGCTGATATTAGTCACATTTCAACGCTGGGTGGTGCGTAAAACCCAAAGCCAGGCGATACGCGCCGACATGCTGCATTATCAATCAGATCTGATGATGAATGGTGCTATTCTTATTGCATTAGCTTTAAGTTGGTATGGTTTCCATCGCGCTGATGCGCTGTTTGCATTAGGTATTGGCGTGTATATTTTATACAGCGCATTGCGTATGGGCTATGAGGCGGTGCAGTCTTTGCTTGATCGCGCTCTGCCTGACGAAGAACGACAGGACATTATTGATATTGTGACGTCATGGCCTGGGGTGATTGGTGCTCATGACCTGCGAACCCGCCAATCCGGGCCGACGCGGTTTATTCAGCTTCATCTCGAGATGGAAGATCGGCTGCCATTAATGCAAGCGCATATTCTGGCGGAAGAAGTTGAACGTGCTTTACTGCACCGTTTTCCAGGGGCTGATGTGTTAATCCATCAGGATCCTTGTTCAGTGGTACCGAAAGCGCGTCATGCGCATTGGGAAATGTAA